GTTAGCCCCAGTAAGGGCTGTTAATTCTGAGATCTTTTGATCTGCCATTTTTATTATTCCTTTTCCCTTACTTAAGAAGACTTGTTATCTTAACTCAGCCCAAATAAGACCACTTGCACTGGCTACACTTGCTTTATAGTAAATGTTATTTGGTATAATTGCTTGAACGCCACTAGGGTCATCTATATCAGATGTCCTATCTACGGTTACAGAAGATGACATATCTGAATTTGGAGATACCAGAAGACTCATAGTGGCGTTTCCAGCAACAGTTGCACTTACTGCAATAAATATCGGCCTACCTGTGGTGTTTTGGTATGTCGTATTAAGAGCTCTACTACTTGTCATGTCTTGCCATGTTTGATCGACACCCAAAGCATAATTCCCAACAACCTCAGTTGCTGATGCAGCCACTTTAGCTGGTGACACAAGGCTTTCAACTGTACCTGTTCCAGTTTCCCATGTGGCTGTAGCTTGATCCCCTAGTAAACCAGTCTGAGTGCCAGAGGTGTTCACTACTTGTGTGTCATCTAGGATGCGGAAGTTATCACCTGTCTGGTCTAGGTAGGCTACAGAGATCCAAGCATCATTACCTTCAGCCCTAATCTTTAAGATGTTATCGCCTGTGTCATACCACCACATATTAGCAAAGGTAGTACTAGGAGCAGATGATCCTGAGTTGTTTGTAGCTATAGCTGATAGGACGTTGTTAATGTCGGTTCTAGCATTAGCTGCTGTTTGGTTAGCTATATTGTAGTCGTGTTGTGCCATATTAGTATTCCACTATCCCTTCCAAGACGCTTATGCTTGGTGATACGTTATTGCTGGTACTGTCGAGTTCAGCTTTGAATTTAAATGCTCTGCCTGTGAGTTCACCAGCAGCTACAACCCAAGATCCCCATGTAGGAGAACCAGCAGGGTCATCATTAGTTGCAGCTACATAAATAGTTGTACTGAAGTCACCATAGGGTTGATCCTCATCTGACCAATCATCCCAATTATTAGGCCAAGTATCCCAGTTGTTAGGTATGTCATCCCAATTTACTAATCCCCCAGAAGCATTAGCGTGATGCCTAGTAGATGATAAGTTAGTTGATACCCTTACAGTCCTAGTTGATCCTGTGTCTAAGTACCCTGTGAACTCATATGTACCTGTAGAGGGTGCAGTAGCAAAGCTAGACAGTCTTAACTCATCAGGGTCTGGGCCTGTAGCTACAGCTACGTTAGTCTTACTACCAGCGAAACTTGGGTTCTCAGTATCAGTCTGTGATGTACCTAACTCAGGTAGTTCAGATGGTAGAACAACAACAGAGGCTACAGTACCTTCGTTACCTGACTTGTCATAAGGCTCAATAAAGAATGTTCCTGACAAAGCTGGGTAGGCTACTGATGTCGCTGGTCTAGCAACTTTATTGATTATGACTTGGGGTGAACCATCAGTGAATGTAGCTGTAGTTGATGAGCTATGCCATAGTCTATAGTACGACAGATCAAAGTCAGTTGAGGCAGTCCAGCTAAAGAATAGAGTACCACCAGATAACTGCTTCTCAAAGGTAGCTGGGGCAGAGGGGCCAGTAGTATCAGCTTCTACAGTCTTCTGTGCGTCTGTAAATTCACCCTTAACACCAAAGGCATTGATAGCTCTAGCTCTGACATCATAGACAATAGTACCCGCTGCACCAGCTAAAGGTGTCTCAATGTCTAAGATCTCAAACCTACCTAAGTCACCTGTGCCTAACACACTGTAAGTTGAGTCTGTAGACTTCTTAAACTCTACCTCAACGTAATCTACACGTTCAAAGGCTGTAGCTGATACATTAACTACAAGGACGTTAGTTACATGCTCGTTGATAATTCTATACTCTTGAGTAAGAGCTATAGCTACAGGTGGTACATCAAATGGTGATGGTAAGGTTGTGTTGTCACTCTCGTATACTGCACCATCGGAGACTTCATCAAAGACAGATTCACTGATTTCTCTTAGGGATAGATTAACCTGTATATCATAGTCATCTTGAAGGCCAAAATCCCAAGTTACAACTTCAAATTCCTTATTAGACCAGCCAAATCTAGTGTTGGTAAGACGTATGATGTCACCAACTTGTACTTGAAAGGCTTTCATTCCGAATGAAGCTTGTACTGTAAGTTGTTGTCTATTACGCTCAAGTGTTATACGAGCGATACGTCTAGCTTCAGTAGTGTTATCTGTAAAAGGTAGACTTAGATCAACCACACTTTCTTGACCACCATCAGCAGCTAATAATGCATCATAGGTAGCTGAATTAAGGATAGGTACTTGAGGAAAGTCAGAGGGTTGATAGTCACTCTCTGGGCCTCTGAATGTACCTTTAACCACATTGAAATTATCTCTACGTGAGTGTCTAGTGGTTACTGCGATACCTGATCTTAAGTCATCCTCATTAAGATCTAAGACTGGACTTGTGTAGTAAGCTGGCTTCATTCTCCACTTACCTTGAGCATACCACAACAAACTATCCATAGCTGTAGATAGATTACCAATAGCATCATAGGGTGTAGTATTAGTGGTAAATGCCCCATTAAGAGAGAACCTAGTTCCACCTGACAGAGTGGGGTAATTTAAGTGGTCACAAACATTAGCTGCTATAGTAACAAGGTCATCGTCTACACTCTCAATGTCTTCACTAAGACCGTAATTATAGATAGTTGTATTAGTGCCTTCTTTACCCGATGTAATATAATCCCTTAAACATAAGGCTGGATTGTCAGACCAAGCTGTAGTACTTGTACGAGGGTCGTATACTTTCTTACCTTTAATTACTGCTGTAACTTCTGGAACACCATTAGGAAATGCATCAGCATCATATTCCAGCATAACGTAAAGATAAGCTGTAGCTAATAGTTTACAATCTGTTGTCCATTGTGAAGGGGGAGAAACGCCACCTAAGTCAGAGGACGTAACAGCAGTCTGTGTAGTTGTACCTAGCTTCTTAACTATCTTAACCTTACCAACATACTTAGCTGGAGCCGTAACGTCATTACCACTCAAAGTAAGAACTTCATCATTAAAATAAATAGTTTCAAACTCTTCTACTTCATGTCCAGCAAAAGCTAATACACTATGTAGGTATTTATTGTTGTCTGTAGTACCTTGAAACACTACACCACTAGCTATTCTAGTTTTACCATAGATAACTTGATGAGGTAATGCTGAACCCCTTTGAGTTACTAGATAGCCTTGATCCCCACCCTGCTGGTCTAATTTAGGCATTAATGCTTTAGTTAAAGCACTGGCACCCAATGTTGCTGCATATGTTTTTGCAAATGCAGTAGCAGCACCAGCCCAACCGCCCGTAAAATAACCAACAATACCTGCAACAGTAGCTGCAACAACGGCGCCAAGTTGAGCCTCGTCATCTAATAAGTCAATCTTACGAAAGTCAATATCTAAAGCCATTAGCTTCCAGAACTCCTACCCCAAGCAAGTTTCTGGTCTTGCATATCAGCTACAAAATCAAACCCAGCATCTGTACTTGCACCAGCTATATCCCTAGACCTTTGGTACTCAGCAGTGTACCTAGCCACCCTAGCTCTCTCTAAGTCAATCAGTTTATTCTCAACCTTAACTTGGATAGACCCTGTGTCAGCACCTTCAGCAATGTTCATCTGATCCATATAACCAGTAAATATTTCAGTTAGGCCAGTTGATCTATCCTCTAGCTCAATACGTGAGCCATCCTCTAGGAGAATGAAGTTAGTACTCTCTTTCTGTAGACTACCCTTAGCGAACATACCAAAGTATATCTTACAGGTTCTACCTTGATAGGGAGTGCTAAGGGCTAAAGCTAATACCTCAGAAGGTAAGCCTGTAATAGTAATGTCAGCCCCTCTAGCAGCAGTCTCTGTAGTTTCTTCTACAGAAGATATACCTAAGAGAGTGCCAGCACCCGCCCAAGAAACCCCTTCAAAGGTAAGAGTACCTACACCTGTCCACAGACGTAATACATTGTCAGCATCAAAGTTCATCTCAACAGCAAAGAAAGGGTAGATTACATTATCATCTAATGCATCAACTATTGTTGTAGGTAGAACTCTCGACATTACTGTAGAGCCTCTATTGCGTCAAAGGAGATACCATAGAAACTAGCATTATCTATCGACCAAGATGTAGTACTCTGCCCAAGTCTAAAGACACCTTTAGGACTACTGTAAATTACAGTCTCACCTGAGTATGTGCTTCTAAGGTCAGGCCAGATCTCTAAGTTACCACTACCGCTTTGGTCTACTAATACTTGGTGTAGTCTAGCAGCAGAGCCTGTACCTAACTGAATGTAATCACCAGCTAGTAGAGTACCTGTCATAGTAACTGAAACTGTGCTATCCCCTGCTGTACCTGACAGTGTAGGTGTACCGCTTACTGTACCTCTAGGTGTAACATAGTCAGGGTCACCCAGTAGAAATGTTCCTACAGAACCCTTAAGGGCTACTAGCATAGCTTTCCAGTCAGCAGCTAGATCCCTACGCACTGAGGGAATACTGACTGAGGCACTCCAGATTTGACCCTGATGGGAAATAACCTGTTGCTTATATGTAAACGGAGACTGAGAGACAGCTACAGCATTTACAGCACGTAGTTCAATACTCTCTATGCCAATAGTTGTAGGTGTATTAAGAGGGTAACTTATAGCCATGATTTATCCAAATGCTGATTTCATTGCACCACCTCTACGTCTTTGGTTCATAACTGCACCTACGGACTGATTGATGATAGCTGGTGAGGCTTGTGCTATTGTCTGAGTAATAAGTCTCTTAGTATCGTCTGATGTATTGGCTGAGATATTGAATACTTGGTTCACTACTGTACCCCCAGCAGACTGACCTTTAGTGTGATCTATGACAGTCTCTCTAGGGTGTAGCATAGCCATAAAGCCACCCTTACCATCTAAGCCACCTGATCTTGGGCCTGATCCTGTGTATCCACCACCATCATAATCCCCTTTAGGTAAGTTTGGCCCTTGTACTGGCCCAGCCATATAACCCTGTATAGCACCTGAGATAGATTGTACTAATTTTTCAACAACAAGTATTCTATATAGTTGCTGTATAATATCGGAAGCCATAGCTCTGAAGGCATCTTTAGCTGATGTAGTTCCATCTACTAAAGCCATAAAGAAGTCATCGAAGGGTGCAGTTAATTGATCAGCAGTATTCTTTAGTTTCTGAGTTTCTTCATTTTGCTTCTGAATAGCCGCTCTTATCTTTTCTCTTTGTACTAGCTCTCGTTTTCTCTCCGCTTCTCTGGCGGCGGCGGCAGCTTTTCTGTCTCTCTCAGCCTGTCCTCTGCCAAGCTCCTCCATAGAGGCTTGCATAGCCCTCATATAATATTGTTCGTTCTTTAAATCTTCTTCAACCTGTTTTGCTCTAGCTTCCGTTATAGCTTGCCTAGCTGCTATTGTAGCTTCATATTCTTCCGCAAGAGCCGCTCTAACTCTCTCATTAAAATCGTCTAGTGCTTTTGCTTTTTCATCTTCTTCAGTTTGCCTAGCATCAGCTATAGCTTTTCTGGCAGCTATTGTAGCATCGTATTCAGCTTGTAAAGATTGCTTAACTCTGTCTTGAAAATCCGCTTCAGCCTTCTCAACCTTTTCATTAACTCTAGCAGCTTGAGCAAGTTCCTTTTTAATTCTTAATTGCTCCAGAAGTTTTACTATTGTCTCGTCGTTATAGCCACCCTCTCTTGCAAGAGATATAAGTTTCTTTCCCTCGTACTCAAGAACCTTAGAACGGTATTGCTGTGAATCCTTACCAAACTCATTAGCTATGCGGGCAAGATCATTAGCCTCTTCCATAGACGCTAACTGTTTATCAGACTTAACTTGTATCCTAGCTAGTACTCTGTCACGCAACTTCTCTAATTTATTTATGTCCTCAAGACTTTTCTGTATATCCTCTTGTGAACCAATCGCTTCATAAGCAGATGCTGCCTGAGTTTGACCACCAGCCTTTGTTTGAAGGTCGGATATTTTTGTCCTTGACTCATCTATAGTTTGATTTAATTGCTTGAGTTGTTCCGTTAAGGTAAACTCTTCCATTGACATGCCAAGTTTCATAGCCTTCTGAGCAGTCTCAAAAGATGTTAAGCTGTCTGTTAATGAGTCTATTTCCGATTTGGCCCCTTTAGCATCTTTACCAGACCTTAAGAAAGCTGCACCCAAGGCTCCAAGTAAAGGTATAGCAATACCTAAACCAGCAATTAAAAAGCTCATAGATAACTTAAGCCCCATGAAACCGATTTTTGCATTTAGAGTTGCTGGTGGCAAGAGGTAAAGAACCCCAACCATCTGAGTCATTTGTTGACTAAAGGCGACCATTGGGTTTGTTCCCGATTGAACTTGAACAAGAAAGTCGCCCACTTGATAACCAGCTTGTTGCATAGCCATGCCACTAGCATTCATTTTGTTCTTAGTTTGGTGAGCCTGTCTTGAAAGCGCACCAAGACCTTTAGTTGCACCAGTTGAAGCAGCGTTTACATCTCTCAGGGCATCAGCATATTGCTTAGAACTTATAACCCCTGCAAGTTGGGCCTTCTGTAGAACTTTAACTTGATTGTTATACTTTTGCTGTGCAGTTTCCAAAGGTGCAATAGACCGCATAAGGCGTCTAAAGTCTCTCTCAGCAGCTTTAGCAGTGAGACTAACCTTCTTCTCGGTATCGTTAAGTTCTTCATTAAGAAGACTAAGATCACTAGAGTCTATTACAAGTTTTATATCAGCCATTGTTTACCCTCATATAAACTCCGTCAAGCCTCTTAACCGCTTCTACTTCCCAAGCTGTCATAGGCGTGTCAGTTAGTTCTTTCCATGCTTTTATTTGTTCGTATGTTATCGGGTTAGGGCCACTAAAGCCACCTGTTCTTGAGTTGCTTAACGCAATAAAGGCAGACCAGATATGAGCCACAAGAGTTGGGAAGTCGGGTCCATCCAATTCTTTAAGTTCTAATCCTGTCTGCCTTTGTACTTGTTCCAAGTGTTCTCTCTCGGTGGTTCCAG